AGAACAAATGCGTCTGCCACGTCGGGGCTTCGGCGGATACGCCGTTTGGTCTGGTCTTTGGACTCAATGGCCAGACGCCCCGCCGAATCTGGGGACAGATACTTGACGCTGACAAGGTCGGCGCACAACTCGTCGTCTTTGGGCATGGAGCAGTCGCGTTGCTCGAACCACGCCTTGGCCTTGAACCACAACTCGGTTCTGAGGTTCTTGTATGAGTTTTTCAGGGCTGGGGATTCGGAAACGTTGATACCGCGAACGGGTAAACCTAACTCCCTGAGCCTATCGACCACGCCGGCACCTAAGCCGATGCTGTCCACCAGAATCTCTTGGGGTACATCGCCCGGAGCGCACGAATCGTACTCGGCCTTGACCACGCCGGCCACTTGCATGATGTCCAGCTTGCGCCACTTGCGGATGGGTTCTACGAGCCGATTGGACTGGCGCTTGGCTAAGGCGGTGGCGTCGTCACCAAAGCGGGCCACGTCAACGCCCCAGATGATGGGCGCGCCCGGCATGGTCTGGACGTCGCGGCTCATGGCGTCCTCGACCAGCACCAGCGGAATGACGGTATCGTCGTCGGCCTTGGGGAACTCGCCGAGGACGCGGACGCGGTAGGCGTTGGAGTCTTCGCCGTAGGCGTCTGCCACTTGCTTAACGAATTGTGAACTAACCAGCTTGGAATCGACGCAGTTCACCCGGCGGGTACACCAGTTTTCGCGGTTCTTGTTGTGGGTGTCGAAGAAAAAGCCTGACGTTCGGGTGGGGTTTCCCAGCAACAGGGTGGTGGCGTGTTCGCCGGACATGGAGCCGACAGCCGCCTCGAACACCTGTTCGGCCACGCCGGATGCCTCGTCCGCCACCAGAAGGACGTTCTCGGAGTGAACACCTTGGAGCGCCTCGGGGCTTTCGGCGCGCGCCGTACGGGCCGAGATGAACGCGCCGGTGGGGTCAGCTTTGAGTTCGATACGCTCTTGCTTGACTTCCAGCAGTTCCATGAGGGCGGGTGGCAGACGGCGGGCGCACGACTTGAGTTCGGCGAACAGGGCGTCGAACAGCTGGGCGGACGTCGGCGCAGTCACCACCACCTTGACCGGGTAACGGGTTAGCAAGAACCAGAGCATGGCCCAAGAGGCCGCCGAGGACTTACCGACGCCGTGGCCGGAGCGCACGCTGATTTGGCGCTTGCCCTCGGCTATCTGGTTCAACATCCAGACTTGCCACTCGTCGGGTTCCACCCCCAAGACTTCCTTGACGAAGGCAACGGGGTTGTTGCGGTACAGCTTGAGAAACTCAACAAACGGATTATTCGTCATCTGATTCTTCGTCCTCGCCATAGGCGTCATTTTGTTCGATGGCTGGCATAATCACTTCGGCGTCGATGGTGATGCCGTCGCGGGCTTGCTTCAGGGCTTGAAGGTGTAAGTCGCCAATCGACAGGTTGACCTGAACCTGTTGCTTTTGCTCCCCGAACGTCGCGCGGTCAAACACACTCGCTAATTTCATAGCCGCCTCGAACTGAAGGCGCTTGACATTGACATCTTCTGGCATCGCGCGCTTGACGCCCTCAAAGGCATCCTCGACCTGAACGCCGGCGGCAATCGCCTTTGCCATCATGAACTTCTCGTTCCACTCGGGCTTCTTCAACAAAAACGCCAACTGCGACGGGCTGGTCTGGTATTCCTCGGCCAACCGACGCATCGACGTCCCGCTGGCAATCTTGTCCAACAGGGACTCGTAGCCCCCCGTTTCGATAATGCGAACTTTCAAACTTCTCAACTTGGGACGCCCGGCCATACTTACCTCAATCCGTTTTCTTTGATGATTTTCGCAATAGTACCGATGGAAATGCTGATGTCGTAAAAGCCTTCCACTTCATCGCATATCTCACGAAGGCTCATACTCCGGTCCCGTCGGCACTCCAGAATGAACTGAATCGCCGGGTACTCCTCGGGGTGGGGCATGAGCATGGCTTCCTTGCCCGTACCCTCGACATAATACCCGAAAGGACGCTTGCCGCCCGAATAACCGCCCGACTGTTTCTTGGCGTACTTGCCAGCCGCTACACGCTCGGCAATCCGGCTACGCTCAAACTCGGCCATCGCCGCCAAAAGCGTGAAGAACAATTTGCCCATACCGTTTTCCGATATGGGGTCGGTGCTAATGTCTGCAACTATCAGCTTGACGCCCTGACTGGCCCAGCGCTCGGCAGTCACCAAGGCGTCTTGCGCCGAACGGAACATACGGTCCAGCTTGGCCGCAATAATCGTATCGCCGGTTTTCAACCTAGCCAGCATCTTGTAGCCGGCTGGGCGTAGGCTCAGAGAAATACTTCCGCTGACGCCTTCTTCCCGAAAGATGTCATCGACCCGGATGCCGTGGTACTGCGCCACAGCATTAATCTTCCGGGTCTGTTCTTCCAGACTGGTGTTATCTACTTGGCCCGAAGTGCTGACTCGGGTGTATCCATAAACGGCCATTGGTCGGCTCCCTTGTTGTGGTTTCCGGTGATAATACGACAAATATACATATTCTGCAATACCCTTTCAAAAAAATATTAAAAATTTTTTTGGGGGGTCGGTGTTTTGGATTTTGGCCGTAAGGGGTTGAGCAGATGCGTGTTGGGCTACGCCGACGCCGCCCCCGTCAACAACCCACCCCCGGGGGGGGTGTCATGATATAACATTACACCGGGCTATTGCCGCGCCGCGCATAAGGCCAGCATACCGCCGGAAAGCCTAACAGAATCAATAGGTTATACTGTTCACTTGTATTAACACCTAGACAGGCTGGAACCTGAACGGCGAGCGCTATCGCCGATTGACCCGAAAATCGGCGTGCGAAGGCGGATTTATTATGCGAAGTGCCTGTTGCGCCGCTTTTCGGCCCACCATCGCCCCACCATCGCCCCACCATCGCCCCACCATCGCCCCAACACCGGACCAGCCAACCGCCAACCAGCCGGACCGATTCCCGGCGGCCACGGCCAGCCAGCGGCGAATCAGGGCCGAAACCGGCGCTCGGGATGCCTGACGGATGCGTTTTTCATCCGTCAGTCGGCGCATCCTATTGATTACGCTGGAAAAACAGAGCATTTTTAGGCCATTCCTGACGGATTGACGGATGCGGCCTATCTATCAACCTATAGAATCACGTGTAATATTCAGGTAGCGTTAATATACATTAATATACCTGAACGCATTACGTATAGGACGTCATCCCTATCTGTCAATCCGTCATCCGTCAGGATATGTTATTTATCAATTAGTTAGGACTGACGGATACTGACGGATTGACGGATGTTGCATTGCATACGATTGCAAAGAGTACGCCGGGTATTGACGTGGGCCAAAACGTGCGAGATACTGATTCTACCAGCCGGCAATCCCGCCGCCTATTGAGGAAAGCAAAATGATTAAAACTACTTATACCACCAGCATGACCACCGCCGCCGCTGAAGGTTTGGCCAAAGAATTGCAAAGCGCCATTTTCGCTTCTAATTGGGCTGTTGTTCTTTTGGATAGTCATAAACCAAAATTTACCGACGATATGCCGTACGATACTTTTATCGAACAGTCCGATAAAAATGCGGCGCTGGTAAAGAAAATCAAGGCCGCCGCCCGGGCCATGGAAAAACTGGCCGCCGAATTGCTCGACGCCCAAATTGCCGCTGAATAATTACAAAGGACGCCGGCCAATCCCGGCCGGCGTCATCTACCACAGGAACCCGCACAATGAATCGCAAAGTAAACCAATCCACACTTGCCAAGATTCACGCCCGCCGCCGCCGCGCGGCGTCCGATGAAACGTCGCCAGCAATTAGTTTTATGGCCGGCGTCGCGTTTTGCTTTTTGTTTTTCACCGTTCTATTTTCATTCTAATCATAAGAGGATTTAACCATGTCGAATATGTCATATTGCCGCTTCCAAAATACCTTGGCCGATTTGCAAGATTGCGAGGGCCGATTCCAGCGCACCGATTCCGCCGATGAAGCGGAAGCGGCCGTCGATTTATACCGCCTTTGCGCCACGATTGTAAATTCCTATGATTTACAAAACTTAGAGCGCCGCCTTGCCGAATTGGAAGCGGCCGAAAATGAGGGGGAAGAATAATGAAACAGTCAGTCAATTTCTATCAATTCGCCGATGCTTTCACCAATTCGGACCGCGCTAATCAATTTAGCCGCGACGCGCTATCGGCCATCTTTGATTGGATTGAAAACTACGAAAATGACACCGAGGAAGAAACAGAACTAGATATTATCGCAATTTGTTGCGATTGGTCCGAAGAATCGCCCGAAGAAATTGCCGAAAACTATGGCATTGACGTTAGCACGTGCGCTGGCCGCGATGAAATAGCAGAATCGGTAATGGATTACCTACAAGACAATGCCGGCGCCGCAATAAGCCTAGATAGCGGCAAGATTGTTTACCTCAAATTCTAACCATAAAAGGACCATGACATGACTGTTAAAGATATTTATTGCGCCATTAAAACGGAAGGCGAAACCGACGTAATCGTTTTTGAAACCGGTCAACAGTGCGCGGAATTTTGCCAATCTCAACCGGAATATGAATACTTGCATACCGGCTTACATAGCCTGAAAAGCGCGCTAGAATTGTTCAATTAGAGCACCAGTTAAAACGCCCGGCAAGTCCGGGCGTTTTTGCGGGCGCTTTATCCCGATAAGAGAAACTACACTTACCAGATCAACAGAGAAGGATTAATTGCCATGACCGATAAAACCAAAGTTATTTTCCGAAAATGGAAAGACGGCACCATTGACGCCCTTTTTCCCGAATTGCCGGATGACCGAAACGGCTTCACTTGCGTCGCCTATGCTCACATAGGCCAGCATAGCGGCGCCGATTATCAGGGCGTCATTAGCCAGACAAAGCCCGCCGCGCCCGATGACTACGCGTCCTTGCTGGCCGAATTGACCCGCATCGGTTACGCGCTCGACGTTGTGAAGCGCGAACCGCGCGGGGCATATCAGACCCGCCGCGCCGCCGCGCTGGCCTAATTACCGCCCGCCGCCGCTAATCCCGGCGGCGCTTTACCTTTAATGCCCTAATCCGCCGCGCTTAACGCCCGGCGGCGACGGCCCCCTATTGTCAATCGCCAGCCCGGCGATAAAGGATACGCACGCCCTAAAAATACCATACGCCAAAACGCCATATAACGCCCGCTACGGCCGCCAATGCTGGCAAGGTAGGGTAGTACCGCTATGCTCGGCCTACGGCCGTACAGGCGCGTACGCGCCGCCCTATTGGATTAGGCAAGGCCAGCGACGGCCCGGCCCGGCGGTACGTGCTAAGTGAGAATGATTCTCATTTACAAATAGATTCAGACAAACCCCACCCCCGTAATTTTTTGACCCCCCTACCAACCCACCCGTAGGATTATTAATAAGTATAGTTTTAGTCCAGAAAATTCAAATCAGGCGGGGGCGGGGCGGGGACATAAAATAAATTGTTGAAAGAGTATTGACATAGCACAGAATCAAGGTTTATCATTTCACACGCAACATAACTATAATCTACCAAGGAGCATCACCATGAACGACATCGTAACTACCAGCATCACACCCATGACCAACACCGAGCGCCTTATCCGCTGGCGCGTCGAATACACCCGATTGACCGCGGACGTAGATAACTGGCTCCGAATTATCGGGCGCAACACTTTACCTGATGCAAAGGAGCATCACAAATGAAACGCTACCGACTTGTGCATGGCCAGCAGACCCGAAGCGCCCAGCGCTCCGACACCAGATTAGTTGAAGACCCCAACGGGGAGTGGGTTAGGTACCAAGACGTTCACCCCGACCAGCCCCAGACGCCGCCAGAGGTTTGGGTTAAACTTTACGAAAACACCCACGACCACGGAGCCTAACATGGATTTTGAACTTGATATTGACGCGCTGGGCGATGACTCGCTTCAAGACATCCCCACCGACGTATTGCTGACCTTGCTAGAAGGAATATTTGCAGAACTTGTAGCCCGTGTTGAGCGTTCAGAGAATAGGAAAAGCGTAAACTAATGACCAATAAAGACCCGCCGGCACGTAAGCCACGAAAGAACCACCCATGGAAGGTATTTAACCCGCCGGCCACCAAGCAACAGAAACTTGAAGAAATCAACAAGGCAGAAAAGGTAGTGCCTTGGACTAACCGAATGGGAATAAAGAAATGAACCTAGACACACGCATTGAACAACTTGTAGCACTAGAAAAGGCTGGCTTCCCCGAGGCCGAGATTGCCAAAGCCGCGTTTGACATCCTGTACGACGTTGCCAAGGCCAAAGGCATAGCGGACGATAACACGCCGAAGTATCAGGCGGCGATGGAGTTTATTAAAGCGAACGCCGCGTGATTACCGTCGGCGTTGACCCCGGCTATTCTGGGGCCATTGTTGCGGCGCGCGACGGCAAAGTCTTCGCCGTCCACGATATGCCGTTGATGCAAGGAAAGGCCGGCAAGAACCTGCTGAACCTGTCCGCGATTAGCGACATATTCGTGAAGCTAATCCGCAACTGTGACGGCCAGCCAATCCGTGTCCACATCGAACGGGTGAGCGCTATGCCGGGCCAAGGCGTGTCGTCGATGTTCCGTTTTGGAGAGGGATACGGCGCAGTTCAGGGCATCGTTGCCGCCCACGGACTGCCCATCACGTTCATCGGCCCGCAAGAGTGGAAGAAGCCGCTGGGCCTTATCGGGGCGGATAAGGACTACGCCCGCACCCTTGCAATACAGACCTTCCCTGAACTATCATCGCAACTTGCTCGGAAAAAAGACATTGGCCGGGCAGACGCAATTTGGATTTGTTTACATACTGGAGCAAAATGAATACCGCAGAAAAAATTGATTCGTACCAAAACGTTCACGCCGAGATGATTGAGAAAGCCAAGAAGGGCGCTTCCAAGAACGGCGCGAAGAACAAGACTTACATTTACATGGCCGACGGCACGATTGAAACCATCATCGGCCTTGCAGAAAAACTTGGGGTTAGCCCCGAGGCCGCGCGCAACAGGGTCAAGACCCGGCAAGCCAAGAGCATCCCCCTTACCATTACTAACTTGAAGGACATTAGCAAATGACTGACACCACTATACCCCCGGCGTTCGATATTGAAGACAAGAAGCAGATGGTCGGCTGGGAGCCGCGAAGCCGCGCGCGCTGGTCTGACATGGACGTTGCACTCGTCCGCGAACACTACGCCAAGATGTCGGCCGCCGACTTGGGCAAGATGATTAACCGAAGCCCCGTTGCCATCGCCAATCTGGCCAGCCGTCTGGGTTTGAAGAAGACCAAGGCCGAGCGCGGCGACACCATTTCCCATGGCCGTCTGCGCCTGAAGAAAGACAAGGCCGCGTTAGTCGAGGCCATGAAAGAAGCCCGGCGGTTCTTGTTCGACCAAGACCATTTCTCGGCTATCCGCGTTTTGGAACTGGCGATTACTGCTTACGAATGAAACCTTATCCATACCAAGAAGTAGGCGCGCGCTGGTTGATGTCCAAGAAGCGGGCGTTGTTGCTGGACGAGATGGGCTTGGGCAAAACACCGCAAGCCCTAATCGCGGCGGCTATGTGCAACGCCCGAACCATTGGCGTCATCTGCCCGGCCATCGCTCGGACCAACTGGCGCCGAGAGTTTGACCGCTGGGTCAACAGTAGCGCCGACTTTTTCGTCGAGTCGTACGACAAGGTCGTGTCCCGTGACGACGTCCGTAAAAAGATGATGAACCGCGATATCTTGATTATCGACGAGGGCCACTTCCTGAAGAACCGAACGGCCAAGCGAGTGACGGCTATTTACGGGCGTCATGCTTGCGGCGACGGCGTGATTGCGACCTGTAAGAAAGTCTGGGTGCTGACCGGCACCCCAGCCCCGAACGACGCGTCCGAGTTATGGACGCATTTCCGCGCCCTGTTTGGTGAGAATCTCAACTTTCGAGATTGGGTTAAGCGATACTGCCACTACAAGGAAACGCAGTTCGGGATTCAGATTATGGGCAACAACAAGGCCAACCTGCCGGAACTCAAGGCCAAGTTAAAAGCCGTATCGCTTCGCCGGGTGACTTCCGAAGTCATGGCCGAGTTGCCAGCGATTATATGGCAAGACGTCATTGTTGACGCCAAGACGGTCAAGGCCGAGAAAGAAAGCATCGAGGCGGAATCGTTACGCTTGTTGTTAGATTCCCTTGGCCCAGAGGGCGACGAACAGGCGGCTGAAGAATTAGCCCGGGCGGCGCCCCACATGGCCCAGATACGCCGACTGACGGGCCTTGCCAAAGCCCCGGCCGTTGCTGAGATGGTGGCCGAGGAACTGGACAACGGCGGAGCCAATAAGGTGCTGATTTTTGCACACCACCGGGACGTCATATCCGAGTTAAATAATCTCTTGACAAAGTATAATCCAGTAGTTATCGTAGGTAGCACGACAAACGACCAGCGGGTTAGCGCGATGGATGCGTTTCAGACTGACCCGAACTGTCGGGTGTTTGTTGGGCAGATTACGGCGTGTTCGACAGCCATTACGTTGACCGCCGCAAATCAAGTTGTGTTCGCTGAAGCAAGTTGGACGCCGGCGGAAAATATGCAAGCGGCCAAGCGCGCGCACCGCATTGGCCAGAAAGAAGTGGTAAAGGTAAAGATGGTTGGGCTGGCGGATTCGTTGGATGAAGCAGTCACCCGAGTATTAGCAAGAAAAGCACGAGCAGTTTCACAAATCCTAGAGGACTAACAATGAGAATACAATTTGAGTTTCAAGACGGAGATGCTAAAGCCATCTCTTTTTTCACCGCTTTGCTGAGTGCTATGAAGGCAGAGCAACAACCGGAGCAGAACCATGAAGAACAAACGATTGGAAAGCAAGACGAAGAAAGCAGTCAAGATAGAAGTAGTGAAGAAAGCGGTAGCCAAGAAAGTAACGAAAGCCCAGCCGAAACAGCCCCAACCAAGGACGCCGCGTTCTCAGCGCTCCGAGCGTATATCAGCGAGAATGGCGGCACCGCCGCAAAAACCCTCTTGGGTGAGTTCGGCGTGGCGCGCTTTGGTGAACTGGACGAAGCGCATTACGGGGCTTTGATTGCCCGTCTGGGAGCCTGATATGACCGCGCACGCTGTGTTTGGTGCATCTTCGTCGAGCCGGTGGATGTCATGCCCCGGCTCGGTGGAACTTTCCAAGGGCATCGTCGAACCGCCAAGTGAGTTCGCCGCCGAAGGAACTGCGGCGCACGAACTTTCCGAAATGGTTTTACGTACCGAACTGCACACGTCTAACTGGCTCGGTGAGAAAATCGAAGCCAGCGGTTTTACGTTCACCGTTGACGGCGAGATGGTCGATGCCGTTCAGATGTATGTCGATTTCGTGCGCGACCTGTCGGCGGAGTACGGAACCGCCCCCATGCTGGAACACCGATTTGATTTGTCAAAGCTACAACCGCCCGCGCCGATGTTCGGTACCGCCGACTGTGCGTTTTATGTCGAAGGCGAACGCCTTCTGCATATTGCAGACCTGAAGTACGGCCGAGGCGTTCCGGTCAGCGCACACGACAACCCGCAGTTGAAATACTACGCTTTGGGTATGTTGCTGTCGTTGCCGGCCGATAAGCCGGTGCGTACGGTTCGCATGAGTATTTGCCAGCCGCGCATCAACAACTTCGACAACGCCGAGATTAGCGTCGAAGAACTGCTGGACTTTAGCGCGGAGTTGCTCGACGCGGTCCATGCCGCGATTAAGCCTGACGCCGCGCTGGTTCCGTCCGAATCGGCCTGTAAATTCTGCAAGGCCAAGGGCAAATGCCCAGCGTTGCGCGAAACCGCCTTGACTGTCGCTCAGTCTGAGTTTGGCGAGATACTGGACCCAGCCGAGTTGCAACCCGAGCAGATTGGCGAACTGCTGGCTAAAGCAGATATGCTGGAAGAATGGCTCCGTGGCCTACGTAATATGGCGTTGTCACAAGCCGAAGCTGGCGTTGAGATTCCGGGCTTCACCCTTCAGGCCAAGCGCGCGACCCGCAAGTGGGTCAACGAAGACGAGTTCTTGGCGTGGGCCTACGACCAAAACCTTGAGGACACCGACTTGTTTGAGCGTAAGGTCAAGTCCCCTGCCCAGATTGAAAAGCTGGTCGGCAAAAAGAATTTTAATCAGGACTTGACGGTATCGGTTTCGTCTGGTTACAATCTAGTCCCTGATGTTAAAAAGAACCGTCCGGCGCTCGGACGTGAAACTAGCGCAAGTGATGATTTTAACGTAAACCCGTAACCAAGGAAAACAGTATGTCTAAAGTAATTACCCCAGAAGCGGTACTCTCGTACCCCGCCCTGTTTGAACCGAAAGCCGGCCCGCAAGGCGGCGAACCGTTCTATTCTGCCGCCTTCGTGTTTCCAGAAAACACCGACCTTTCCGACCTTAAGAAAGAAGCGCTGGCTGTCGCCCAAGAAAAGTGGGGCGCCAAGACTGTCGAACTGATTAAGTCCGGCAAAGTCAAACTGCCGTTCCGCACCGACGTCGAAGACAAAGGCTACCCAGAAGGTTCGGTGTTCTTCAACGCCAAGTCCAAGACCGCACCGGGCATCGTGTCGAAGTACGCTGGTGCCGACGGTAAGCCGGCCAAGATTACCAACCCAGACGAAATCTACGCTGGCGTCAAAGCGCGCGCGTCGGTTCGCTTCTATGCTTACGATACCAACGGTAATCGTGGCGTGGCTGTTGCGCTGGGCAACGTGCAGAAGACTGGCGAAGGCCAACGACTGGACGGCCGCATGAAAGCCGAAGACGAGTTCACCGCCGAAAAAGGCGACACGGACAACATCGACGACTTGCTGGCATGATTCACCGCCCGCCCTTCGGGGCGGGTTTTTTCTCGGAGCATAAAATGATTATTGGACTAACCGGCCGCAAGCGTAGCGGCAAATCGACCATTGCGCAGGCACTCGTTCACAAGGGCTTTACCGAGTTCTCTTTTGCCGAGCCTATCCGCACCTTTACAAAGATTCTTCTGGGCCTTGACCACGCCGGGCTGGAAGAAGCCAAGGAACAGCCCGTTAAATGGCTGGACAGCATCGTGACGCCGCGCTACATCATGCAGACCCTTGGCACCGAATGGGGCCGGCAGATGATTCACCCCGACATCTGGATTCGTTACTTGACCCGACGCATCACCGCGCCAGCAAATAGCGACGCCAACATTGTAATCAGCGACATCCGCTTCGACAATGAAGCAATCGCTCTGCGCGAGTTGGGAGCCAAGATTGTCCGTGTCGAACGCCCCGGCGGTGGTGAGGATTGGCACTCTAGCGAACATGGTGTTGCGCTCAAGTACGTTCACTTCGGCGTAATGAACAACGGCGAGTTGGCGGCGGTAAACGACATCGCTGACCTGATTGTCGAGAAGGCTAAGTGACAATTTCGATTGACTTTGAAACCCGGTCAATCATCGACCTGAAAAAGACCGGGGTTTATCCATACGCCCAGCACCCGACAACGGACGTCTGGTGCATGGCGTACGCCAAGGACGATGGCGAAGTCAACGTCTGGACGCCGGGCCAGCCAATACCGGAAGTCATCTTGAACGGCGCCAGCACCCAGCAGTTCAGGGCGCACAACGCGCAGTTCGAGCGTATTATCTGGCGCGAGATTATGCTCAAGCGCTACGGCTTTCCGCCGATTACGATGCAACAATGGCATTGTACGGCGGCGGAGTGCCGCGCTATGGGACTGCCGGGCGGACTGGATGGCGCGGCAAAAGCCCTTGGGCTGGAACACCAGAAGGACGCCGTCGGCCAACGCCTGATGCTACGTATGTCCAAACCGCGCACCGTTCAATCGGACGGCACGCTGACATGGTGGAACACGCCGGACCGCGTGGCCAAGCTGATTGATTATTGCAAGCAAGACGTTGTGGTCGAGCGCGCGATTGCCGCCAAAGTCCAACGCCTAACCGACGCCGAGCGCGCGGTGTATCTGCTCGACCAGAAGATTAACGACAGGGGCGTGCAGATTGACACACGCTTGATTGAGGCCGCCATTGACGTGGTGGACGCCGCCAACGAAAAAGCCAACGCCGACCTTTCCGAGTTGACCAATGGCGCCGTCACCAGCATTACCAAGAACGCCGACTTAAGCAACTGGCTCGGCGTGGATTCGGTAGCCAAAGCGCACGTCCGCGATTTGCTGGAAAAGGATTTGCCGCCAAATGTCCGACGGGTACTTGAACTCCGCCAAGAGGTCAGTAAGTCGTCGGTGGCAAAGCTGGTCGCCTTCATGGAATGTCGTTGCTCGGATAGCCGAGTACGCGGCTTGCTGATGTATCACGGCGCGGCAACCGGGCGTTGGTCTGGTCGTCTTGTCCAACCGCAAAACTTTCCGCGCGGCGACTTCAAGCATACGGTAATTGAAGGCGCGATTCCGCTGGTGCTGAACAAAGATTTGGAAGGCATTGATGCCTTGTATGGCTCGGTGCATAGCCTGATTTCATCCATGCTCCGCGCGTGTTTCATCGCCAAGCCCGGACACACGCTATTCTCGGCGGACTACTCCGCCATTGAAGCGCGCGTGTTGGCGTGGCTTGCCAATGAGCAAGACGTCCTCGACGTATTCCGTAGCGGCCAAGACATCTATTGCCACGCCGCCACCGGCATCTACAACCGACCCATCACGCCCGCCGACAAAGACGAGCGACAGATTGGCAAAGTGGCGGTGTTAGCCCTTGGTTATCAAGGTGGCGTGAGGGCTTTCCAGTCGATGGCAACAATGTACGGCCTTGTCATTCCAGACGAGAAGGCCGACGAAATCAAAATTGCATGGCGCAAGGCTAATGCCCGCATTGTAAGTTGGTGGGCGGCATTGGAAAACGCCGCGCTGGACGCTATACACAATGGTGTTGGTGTTGCGCCGGGCGTGGTGTTTGGCGTTGAGGACAACTGGATGTGGTGCCAGCTACCTAGCGGCCGCAAACTCTGGTACGCCAATCCGCGGCTTGTCGAGCGCGAAACTCCGTGGGGTGCGTTACGTACATCGGTCAAATGCGATGGGGTAAATTCTGTCACAAAGAAGTTCGAGCCGTTTGACTTGTACGGCGGGCTTCTGGCCGAAAACATCGTTCAGGCTGTCAGTCGTGACTTAATGGCGTCAGCTATGCTAAGATTAGAGGACGCCGGATACCCTATTATTATGACGGTCCACGACGAAGTAGTTGCAGAATCTTCCGTAGAAAGTGGCACACTTGCCCAATTTACGGATATACTCTGTAAACTGCCGTCTTGGGCTAAAGGATTACCGCTAACCGCTGAAGGTTGGTCGGGACAACGATACAGGAAATAATATGAATTTCAAGCAGTTGTTTGAATCGGGCTTCAAAGATTTAGTTTGCGTTATCCCGCCGGGTGCTAAGTTAAGCCCAGCAAGTAAGATTGCCCAAGACCAAGTAGGTAAGATTCCGGGGCGCCAAAACATGGCCGGCTATTGGGGCGGGTATGACTGGAACAGTTACGTCCCCACACCGCGCGACATTGTCCAATGGGACAGTTCCCGCGCCAACATCGGTTTGAAGGCGGGCAAGTATCCGGCCATTGACATCGACGTCACAAACGAGGCGCTGGCCGAGATGATTAAGGCCGAAGCGTTCCGCCATCTTGGTTCGGCTCCCGTCCGCGTTGGCCGCCACCCCAAATCCCTTCTGATGTACCGCGCCGAGGAATCGTTCGGCAAGATGCGTATTCGGTTCGTCGATGACAACGGCGTCGAGCAACTGGTCGAAATGCTTGCCGAGGGCCAGCAGTATGTTGTCGGCGGCATCCACCCGGCAACGCGGGAACCGTACAGCCTTGACCGCAACATCGCCGAAACCGGCCCAGACGGCCTTGGCCTGATTACCAAAGACAAGGCGGAAGCCTTTTTTGCCGCCATCACCGAAACGCTTGAAACCCTTGGGTGCCAAGTTACCAAGGTTGACCACAGCGCCGACAAGGCCGTGGAACGTAAGTCCGTGGAACAAACCGCGCTTCTGGCTCCCAGCATTGACCGCCTAACCGAAGTGGTTTCCGTCTTGCCGAACACGTCCGCCCTGTTCCCTGACCGCGAAGATTACCTTCTGGTCGGATACGCCATCAAAGCCGCCGCCGGCCAAGACCACCAGTTTGAGGCATTGGCCCTGTTCCAAGATTGGGCCTTGCGCTGGGACGGTGCCGAGCCGAACACCGCCGAAACGTCCGAGGCGGACTTCAACCGTATGTACCCGCCGTTCAGCGTAGGCTGGGACTATCTGCTGGAAAAGGCCGGTTCCCTTGGCGTGGTCGAAGTGGCCAAGGAAGAATTCGTGGCCGAGCAAGCCCCTCTGGACGCCGTAGAAGCGATTCCCGCCCCGGACGGTACGATGGTTGCCCCGTGGAGCGATGTCGCCATGACACGTCGCTGTGTGCGCGCATTTGGCAACGAAATCCGGCACGTTACCGGGCTGGGCTGGGTTATCTGGAACGGTAGCGTTTGGAGCCGGGACGACCACGGGGAATTGACCCGCCGAATCGTCCAAGTCCTGAGCGATGCGTCGGCTCAAGCCCTGAACAACATCGACAAGCCCGAGAAAGCCGAACGGGTTGCCGGACGCGTAGCATCGGCCAACACGGTAGCCGCCGTGACCAAACTGCTGGTCCAGCCGGCCCTTTGTGTCCGGCCCGAGCAGATGGACCCGAGCCATTTCCACTTGAACACGCCCGCCGGCGTGATTGACTTATCCACAGGCCAGATGATGCCGCCCGAGGCGTCATTTTTTATGACCCGCGTAACGTCTGTTTCGCCTGACTTTACCCGCCCGGCTCCGCGCTGGAAACAGTTCTTGAAGGAAGCCACCGGCGGCGACCCAGAACTAGAGTCGTATCTGCAACGCCTCGCGGGCTACGCCTTGACCGGCTCAAACCGCGAACACATGGTCGCCTTCTTCTATGGCGAGGGCGGCAACGGCAAGTCGCTGTTCCTGAACTGCCTGACGGCCATCATGGGCGAGTACGCTCAAGTGGCACCCATGGACGTATTCGTCGCATCGACCTATGACCGTCACCCCACCGACTTGGCCGGGCTGGTCGGCGCGCGCCTTGTCACGGCGTCCGAAACCCAAGAGGGCCGACGCTGGGACGAAGCCAAGCTGAAAAGCCTGACCGGCGGCGACCCCATCAAAGCCCGGTTTATGCGTCAAGACTTCTTCACGTTTACCCCGCAGTTCACCCTGTTGTTCGCCGGCAACCACGCCCCGCAACTGGCCAACGTGGACGCCGCGATGAAACGCCGGATGCACCTTGTCCCGTTCACGCACCGCCCGCCGAAGCCCGACCACGAACTGCCCGACAAACTCCGCGAAGAATACCCGCAGATTTTGGCGTGGGCCATCGAAGGCTCGGTCATCTGGAACGCCGCTGGCCTGTCCGCCCCGGACGTGGTGCTGTCGGCCACCGAAGAATATCTGGAAGGCGAGGACGCGCTGGGCCGTTGGATTGCAGACCGTTGCGTCATGCGGTCCAACGCCACCGTATTCAGCAAGGACTTGTATCAAGACTGGATTAAGTGGTGCCAAGAAACCGGCGAGAAGGCCGGACTTGGATACAGCCAGAAACGCTTCAGCCAAGCCCTCAAGACCCGCGGCCTTACCATCTGGCGGGATACGGCTAGTGGACTGCGCGGATTCCGTGGTATAGAATTGCTCGTTGGCGATTACGACGCCGTTAGCGAATTTTCCGGCACAAACGTAATACCCTTTTAAGGACTGATTATGGACATTATTTCTGAAGCCGATTTTGTAGCCGCCCTTGACGAGTTCAAGGGCAACAAGAGCCGAGTAGCAAACAAGCTGGGCATGAACTTACGCTCCGTACAACGCCGAGTCGAGCGCATGATTGCGCGCGGTTACGCCCCTGACTACGGCATGACCAAAGCGGTACCGCCCGGCTATTCCGTCGGCGGTGTTTCCACCCTGTACGATGACGAAGGCAACATCAAGATTCAATGGGTCAAGTCTAAGGCCGATGAAAAGCAGAAGGCGGAAGACCTTATGCGCGAGGTATTTGATGCGCTCAAGGAACAACTGCCGCGGGCCAAGCCGGTTAAGGCCCCAGAGCGCGCGCCGACAGACCTTCTAAACTGTTACGTCATCACCGACTACCACCTAGGGATGCTCTCGTGGCACGAGGAAACCGGCGAAGATTGGGATTTGGAAATCGCCGAGAACCTTTTGATTGACTGGTTTGCCACCGCCATCAAGATGGCACCCAAGGCCGACAAAGCCATCTTTGCCCAGCTGGGCGACTTCCTACATTGGGACGGCATGGACGCAGTAACGCCGGCGAGCAAGCACTTGCTTGACGCCGACACGCGCTTCCAGAAGCTAGTCCGTGTTGCCATCAAGGTCGTGCGGACGGTAATTGATATGCTGTTGCGGAAATACCCGCACGTTCATATTCTGGCCGCCGAAGGCAACCACGACCCGGCGAGTTCCATCTGGCTCCGCGAATGGTTATGCGTTCTGTACGAAAACGAGCCGCGCGTTACGGTAGAAACTTCGCCGGACCCGTACTACTGCGTCGAGCATGGCCAGACCAGCCTGTTCTTCCATCACGGCCACAAACGCCGCCCGGCCAACGTGGACAGCGTCTTTACCGCCAAGTTCCGCGAGGTCTTTGGCCGTACCAAATACAGTTATGCCCACATGGGCCACTTGCACCACATCGACCAGAAGGAAACCAACCTAATGGTCGTGGAACAGCACCGTACGCTGGCGGCCCCCGACGCCTACGCCTCTCGTGGCGGCTGGATTAGCGGGCGCGACGCGCAAGTCATTACGTACCATGCGGAACACGGCGAAGTCGGCCGAGTGCGTATTAACTCAAGGATGGTTAAATGAAAATCCCGGACAGCTTCAAACTTGGCGTCCATACCATAACCGTTAAGAAGGGCGTCCGGTTAAAGGATGCCCACGGGGAGTGGCGCCAAGAGGAAAAGATGATATGCTTGGCCAAGCCCCGCAAGGAATGGTCTGAGCATTTTTACGCTCAAGTCTTTGCCCACGAGGTTGTCCATTGTGTTTTAGACCACATGGGACGCCCTGATTTGTCCGAAAACGAAGGATTTGTTGACGGCTTATCGGAAGCTGTGTTACAAATAATGGCAACCTTAGAATTTAACGAGTGACTTATGGCAGACGAAGCTGATTTGGCCCAACAAATTTCCGAGCAGATGATTGAACTGCAAACCAAGAACAGAGTGGTAACTCGCATGGAGTTCACCGGGTTTTGCTACAACTGCGAGGAACCCGTTAAGACGGCGGCGCTGTTCTGCGATAAGGACTGCCGGGACGATTACGAACACCGGGAGCGCATGAGTTTACAGAATGGCCGGAATACGTAAATAACTTATGCAAATACGCGTAAAAATAAACCCCGCCGAAGCGGGGTTTATCTTTAATACTTGCAAAAATATTCATATAGTTCAATTACTTGCGTGTGCAATCCAAAAGCAATTACTTGAAATCGAAAAACAAGTATCTGTAATCCGTTATCGTTTAGCCCGAATCTTCGGCGCGGTCATAGGGCGCTTAGTGATGGTTTTAGGCATATGCTTGTTTTACCATTTAACTTTTGCCGCCCAAAAGGCCGCACTCATTTTACCCTTAGCGATGTTCTTTGCATGACGGGCCTTGAACGCATCGTTGCGCTTGGTGCCTTCCGGCGAACCCGTAACGCCTTGCTGGCCAAAACGAATCGTCTTGGTGGCGTCGCCAGACTTGGCCACGACCACGTGGCTCTTGGTCGGATGGCTCGGCGTCTTCTTCGGCTTGTTGTAGCCCGAAACGCCAGCCTTGACCAGCTTAGTGTCCTTGGCCATTACTTCTTGCCCTTCTTGGCAGTCTTAGCCGAAGCCTTGAACGCGGCGGCAGTCGGCGCGCCCTTCATTCCGGGGCTACGCATCTTTTCGCCGGAGCCAGCTTTAATGCGCTCCCGCTTGGCGTTGATATTGGCATACAAACCTTTAGACTTCATTTCTTTTTACTCTTTCCGGCCTTGCTCAAAGCGATGGCGATGGCTTGCTTCTGCGGCTTGCCAGCCTTCATTTCGGCGCGGATGTTGGACGAAATGACCTTTTG